AAGGTGACTTCGATACAGGTAATATGAGATTTAAAGCTAGAGAAAGATACTCTTTTGGATTCTCTGATCCAAGATGTATATTTGGTAACGGAAACTTACCGACTAGTTAATAGTCAATATTTTAACCCTTAAGGGTTACTTAAAAGGGGCGGTGTTCACATCGCCCCTTTTTTTATGTATAATAAAAAGACCTAGAAAAATAATTATTATGTAGACTGGCTAGGCAGACGGTATAGAGACTACATAAGAAACGCTATACAAAGGAAAAAATATTATGGCAAATACTACATTTACAGGACCGGTCCGATCGGAAAATGGTTTTGAAGACGTAACAAAAAACGCATCAACAGGTGCAATTACATCTAATGCAGCATATGGAAAAGCTATTAGAGGTGGTGTTCAATCTTTATCAGGAGCAGGTGCAGTTGATTTAACTAACTTGGTAACTGAGTTAACTACTACTGGAGCTAATGCATTAACTTTAGCTGACGGTACAACTTCAGGACAAGTTAAAATCATTAACATGATTGTTGATGGTGGAGATGGAACTTTAACTCCAACTACTTTTGCAAATGGAACTACAATTACTTTCGATGCAGTAGCTGAGTCAGCTACTTTAGTTTGGAATAGTACTATTGGTTGGGTTGCAACTTCAGTGCAAGGTGCAACAATAGCGTAATAAATAATTAGTGGCTCCTTCGGGAGCCATGATTAAGGAGAATTTTTATGGCTTTCAAAGGCGATATACAAGCAACAAGGTCTGCTGCTGCAGCAGGAGCTTCAGCAGTTATTGCTCAGCCAATAAGATTAAAAGGAATAATAATTGCATCAGATGGCGGTGGAGCAGGAGTTCTTGAACTCACTACTACATCAAATTCTGGAACTACATTATTTCAAGCAGACATTCCTACTGGAGACGTTATAAATTTTAACTTTCCTGAAGATGGAATTTTATTTCCAAAAGGTATTTTTTGTAAAACAAAAACAAATGTTACTGCTTATACTTTATTGACTGATAAATATTCAGGACCAAATTTAACTACAACGAACGGATAATTTATGTCAGGTGGAGGAAGTTTTACAAGTGATCAGTCGGTAGCCCATGCTACTTCAACTGCACAAATGGTTCCTACTGGAAGAAGAGCAAGACTCACTTCTATTCAAGGAAAAGGTAATTCAGCTAGTGGATCTATCGTATTCAAAAGTGGTGGAGCTAGTGGTACAACAATAGCTACTTATTTGTTTGGTGAAGAAGGTTTAGATATGTATCTACCAGGATCTGGTATTTTATTTCTAGAAGGTATTCATGCAACAATATCTGGAACAGGTGGTGTAACAATAACATTCACGTAAAATGAATAAACAAGGTCTAAAAGTAATGGGGTATAGTCGAGGAGGTGAAAACCCAATTAGAAAAACTACTGGTAAAGGTGGTAATTACAGACCAACAAAATCTGGAGCTGGGATGACAGCTAAAGGTGTAAAAGCTTACAGGGCTGCAAATCCTGGAAGTAAATTAAAAACAGCCGTAACTGGTAAAGTAAAAGCAGGATCAAAAGCTGCTAAACGTAGAAAATCATATTGCGCAAGATCACTAGGTCAGCTTAAAAAAGCTTCAGCAAAAACAAGAAATGATCCTAATTCGAGGATAAGACAGGCTAGAAGAAGATGGAAATGTTAATTAATTTTTTTAAAAAAATTTTTGGATTTGAACAATTAGAAAAAAGAGTTAGAATTCTAGAAAGAAAAAATTACTGGAGAGAAAAATATAAACATGGCTTATCTAAATTCAAACATTCCTCCAATATATTGTAAAATAAGAAAGGAGTATCTCTATGATCTTAAAGAACATAAAGGAGAGTATAGTGAGTGTGTTATCTTTGGCCTTACTTCCATTTCAGGTCGTGCACTCTTATTTAATATTATGCTACCCAACGGTGCGTGCTATTGGCGTTTGCCTATCTCAGCGTTTTTCCAAAAATCGTATGATAGAGCCAATGTGCCGGATATGCAGACGCACGAGTTGGAACTGTGGAACAGTTTTAGTTATTGGCCTAGTGTTACTTGTTTTGATTGGTTGGATGGTGTAAGCGGTAAATATCTTGGATTAGATAAAAAATTTTATTATGGAAAATATTTATTCACAATTGACTGGGCTCATCCAGATGTCAACATTTTGGATACAGAACACTCTGAAATTCCTCAAGAACATAAGTGCGCACATATACTGGAGCTTGCTAACGGTAATTATGCAGCTCAGCCTAATAATCGTATTTTGTGGCACATTAATAGTTATACTACTGATGACAGTTGGCCAGATTACAAAGTACAAACTACTTATTGGGATGCAGAAGATAATAATATGGTTACAGAAGATACAGACAAAATGTTTTATGAAATGAAAGAAATAAAAAATAATAAAAGAACTTATAAAAAATATAAAGAATATGCAGATGATATGTCTTTTGAAAATGATGGTAAAAACTAATGGAGTATTGTAGGATGAATTATTATTTTACAGGTTTACTTATAGTAATGTTAGTTGTGCTGGCCTTCTGTGGAGGTCCAGGTGTCCAATAAACCACTCAACATCGGAGAAGAGGCACGTGTGCAGATGCCGATGAAAACGGTAGCTAGCCTGATCGTGCTCGTCGCAATGGGCGTCTTTGCATATACGGAGCTGACGGCGAGGTTAGTATCGCTAGAGACATCACGTGAGCTGTTTGAAAATGATTTGTTAAAAAAAAGTGAACAGGTTCCTACGGATCAGGAGCAACATTTTTTAATCGAGGATTTGTATAAGTCTGTTGAAAAAATGGAGGAAACTCAAGAGGCAAATCTTACAAACAAAGTTAATATCGAATTTTTAAGAGAACAATTAGATAAAGCATTAACTGATATTGAAGTATTAAAAGATAAAGTAAGACAAAACGGAGGTCATTAATGGAGTTAATTATAGCTTTACTTATGATTGTTAATGGAGAAATTAAAGAACATAGAATACAAGAATCTATGTCTCAGTGTTTAAAAGGTAAAAGAATTGCAATGAGGACAAATAAAAACAATAATATTAACTATCAATGCATTAAATCAATGGC